GTGCCGGCGGGCGAATGGGAAGTTAGTCGCCTGCAAAGGCATTTCAGACTGCTCAATTCCCATCTGCATCCCCGTTTTTGCCACTAAGCATGGAGATGCGAAGAAACCGCTTGCACGGACGAGCGTACCGCGCTACGGTTGGGAGAATAACAGCAAGGAGGCTGAATGAGTACGTTTCTTGGAGTGGTAGGATTGCTGGGATCAGTATTTTGGCCAGTTATCGGATGGGAACTTTGGGCTGAATTCAGTGGGTTAGACAAAGCGCTTGCGGTGGTTGCTGTCATTGCCTGTCTCAGAGCCGCCACCACCGATCTAATTCAGTTTTTGGATTCGCTTGTATGACCCAGGACGAACGCCGCATCTGGCTCCGTGCCATCATCAAATCCCTCAACGACGAACGAGGAGACGGGGGCGTGTCCAAACTGGCCCGCCTGACTCGAATCCATCCGTCGAACATCCGTCGCCGTCTCGCCGGGACGGCATGCACCACCGACCGCGATATGGCCCTCATCGCCCACGAAGTGAACCTGTTCCACGCCGAGCAGGCCGCAAAGCACAAGAACGCGCAGAAACTGGCGAGGAAGCCATGACCAAGTTTAACATCCTCACCAGCGGAAATGGATGCCTTCCGGCCGGGAAGAGGGTTGGCTTTATCGAGGCGTCCAATCCCCGCGAGGCGGAGGACAACCTGATCAAATCCGGTCAGATTACCGAGAAATGGCGCGGGTTATTCCGATTTGAGGAACAGCCATGACCGACAAACACGCCCTCCCCGCCTCCAGCGTGCTGCTTGGCTACGCATCTGTGGTGACCATCACCTTCCTGGCAACCACGCCGTTTCTTGTGGCCAGCGTCTTTCGGGAAATGACACAGGAGAAGGAGAGGACATGAGGCACATTTGCACAAAGAACAACCCGCTCCTCGGTGAGCAGGGGCGTCAGGCAAGGCATGTGGACGCCCGCGAACTGTTCCGTGACAGCGGCACCGTGGTGAAGCGATGCCGAAATTGCGGGCGGGTTTGGGATGAGGAGTTACCCCAATGACCAACCAGAAAGGCGAACGATGCGAATAACTCTCTTGATGGCCACGTTACTGACCTTGACCGCCTGCGGATGGGTCAACAGACAGATCGGCTACATCACTGGCTACAGTCTGGTGTGCGTTGAAGAAACTCACGTTCTGTATGTGCAGTTCCCCACGGGCGCTGCGGTCTTGGTGGATGTCGATGGAAAGCCGAAAGGCTGCGGCCAATGACCAATCCCCCAAACATCTCTCCCATATGTGCATTTTGCGGAAAAAATGTCCATTATTGGCGGTCTATCTGTTCTCAGTCAGGCACAGGCAAACATTCTCTCCCTGCCAGTGGTGAAGCTGCTCGTTTGGACCAAGTCCTTCCATCCACATCCGAGCTGCCCGTCAGCGATGAATGCCGTGAGGCGTTTGAGTCAGAGCTATTGAGGCGTGAACCTTGCGCGAGAATGGATTTTGCCGAGGAAAAATACCTCTCTGTTTTTACTCAGTTTGATTGGAAAATGTGGCAAGCCGCCTGGAACACCCGTACTTCCCCACCTTCATCCATCAACCAGTCATGGTGGCGGGCAATTGAATCGGCTCCGAAAGACGGGGATTGGGTTCTGTTGACCGGGTTTAGCCCACAGCTTGCCACTGGAGAGCGCTGGCATGCCACTGGATCATATGAGCATGGAAAATGGAGCAATGGATATGTCTATCTTCATCCTCCTACCCACTGGATGCCACTGCCTCTGCCTCCATCCGAGGAGCACGGCGGGGTGGGTGAGCGACTTGCAAAGATGCGCTATGATTATTCTGCGGATGAAATCAATGAGGCGTTTGCGAAAAATCAAAAAGCTTTTCGTTGCGGTTTTGATGAGGCAATACGGCAATGCCAGGAAATATTCTGTACTCCCGCATCATCCGTCTTGGAGGTGTTGGATAGGCCGGAGATGATAATGGTGGCTGCAAAGGCAATGTTTCCGATCATTGACACCGTATCCAATAGCTCTCTGCCATCGGCCACAATTACCGTTTCTGTCGAATGCGCAGCGGAAGCAGCCATCGCAGCAATCAAGAAGCAGATGAAGTGCGGCAATGCTTGATCCTGAAATCACACCCCTGTCCCAAAAACTGGCCGACCTGTACCAACTGGCAGGCAGGCTGGTGATCGGTCTTCCGGGCGGCGATGAACTGCTCGACGGTCTGCAAGAAGCGGAGGCGTTGGCGGAAAAACAGGGGTTGGCCGAAGACCTTGACCAACTCATCCGCGTGGCCCTGACTAACCCAGCCGACCTCCACGGATTTATTGAGGCGAACTATCCCCAAAAGTTTGCGAGGAATCAAGATGAATCTTCCAGCAATTGTTTGGTATCAAGGATGTTCAAGGAATGCGGGATCAACGTCACGTTCGTCGATTGCACCCCGTCCAAATGACCTGCAAGCATCCCAAAGCGAAAATCACCGACGCCCGCGATCCCGATCACCGCCAGGCCGGAAAGCGTCGCTTCAAGTATTTCCGCTTCCGTCGCCGGGAATGCCCCAAATGCGGGGAGCGGTTCGCCACCTACGAGTTCACCAAAGAGCAACTGATGTCAATTTCTGATGTTTTGCGATGACCCTTAACATCCGATCGTGATAAGCTGAGCCGATGGAAAGCCCACAACCTGAGTTGCCTCCCGCACGTCGCGGCCCGGTGAAATCGATCATCACGTTCGCCATCGTCTTGGCGCTCGTTTTCGGAGCGATCTTCCTGATCCGGACCGTGTCCCTGCCTTCCGAACAATTTGACCGGGAACTCCTGCAACACGTCGATCATGTCAACCAAGTGGCCCCGGTCAAGATTTCCGAGGAATGTAACCTCATCGGATCAACGGCAGGCCCCGGCCGGGTGCTAACAAACATCTACAAATTCGTCGATCTCATTAAGACACCAGACTTCGACTCCGTCGGATTTGCCGAGAAGAACCGACTCGCCTTGGTGGAACGGTATCGGACCGACCCAAGCCTGAAGAAGTTTCGGGAGAACGGCCTAACAATCCGTGCCCAATACCTGGACAGCAAGGGCGTGTTGCTTGCCGAGATCGAAGTGAAGACGACCGACTGAATCGTGAGAGCTTGACATGGCCCGACGCAAGAACAAGTCTGCCCCGCCGTTGGAAAAGCCGCCGATCAAACCGGTCGGGCCGACGGAAGAGCGGAAAAATTATCTCAAATCGGTCGGATGGCTCTGCCTGATCGCGGCCGTGTTGTGGGTGCTCCAGGCAAAACCATGGTGGGACGACCGGCCTGTTCGGGTCGTGAATCGACCGGAGCTGTCGCTCGAAGAAGAGTTGGTGCGGGCCGCCGAGGAGATCAACAGGCATTTGCCCATGATGGTGGACAAGGACACCCGGGCCGACTCAATGGGGGTGCTGCCGTCACGCCGAATCATATACAACTTCACCCTCGTCGATTACAAGCGGGAGGCGGGCTTCGATGCCGAGGCGTTCGCGGCCGCCGCACGACCCGAATTGCAGAATATGTATCGGACAAACCCAAAATACGCATATTTTCGGGACAAGGGCGTCCGGATCATTTTTCGATACTCCGACGACAACGGCGTTTTCCTGACGGAGATCGGGATTGATCCGCGATGAGCGTCGAGTCTCAAAAATCAATATCTGGTTGCGCCCGCCGTATAAACGCGCTATAAGGGGGATTACTCTCTTCATGTTGTGGTCCCCGGTCTTCAGACGGGGTTTTTCGGGGGTTTATGGTTGACGGAATTGACTCTTCTCAATGGCTTCCCCGCAATTCCTCCGTCATCAACGCCCAACGAGCCAACAAGGGCGACCTCGACATCACCGTCTCCGACGGCCGCATCTCCAACGCCACGATCAAGGACGGTTCATTGCTGGGGTGGATGGTGGAACGGGGAATCCTTGATGAGTTGCACCGCAGCTACGCCATGATCCTCATGGACATGCGGATCACCTTTCGGCGCCAGACAGGATACAAGTCGAACAGCATTTACGCCCTGGAGTTCTTCAGCGGTTCCAACAGCCGCATTCTGGAGACTCTCTACCTTCGTGTCTGCCGCCGGATCGCCGGTCCGACCGAGCAGACCGTCATCCACGCCATGAGCCGCAACGCGCCGGAAACCCGGCATGACATGACGGCCGTGTGGGACAGCCGTCACACGTACCTGGCGGCATTTGACCGGCTCGTCGGGGCGCTGGACGAGGTGCGGGAGGAGGAGAAGGGCATTCTGGAACGGGAGGCCGAGCAGTTGGCCCAAATAAACTCTTGCGCCTGATGGCGAAGTGTGGCATGCTCGTTTTCGGAGCACGCCACAGCTCCGACCATTTTCAGCCGATTCCTACGCCCAATGATCACTTGTGAACAGCGCCGTTGTGATCTTTCTCCGCTCTTCCATCCGTCATCATGCCGACCTCCCGCAGCACCGTCGTTTTTTCCATGAATTCCGGCTTCACGGGGAACAAATCCACCGTGTCATCCGACAGTTTGTCGGCGTAAAAAATGCCATAGGTTCCCTCGCCGGGGACTCGAATCTCGCCAGCGGAGGCAAGCCGTGTGCGATTGCTGGCGAGACTAAGACGAACCAGACCGCCATGGGCCGAGACGATGGTGAGACGGAAGTCGTCAAACACCAATACCTCGCCGGGTCGGCGGGTGAGAATAATCATTTCACAACCTTCAGTGAGCGAACCTGAATGAGGCAAGATTATCATGAGCCGTCCGGCATCCGCAAAAAACACGGCATATCAGCGAAAATCCTTACATCAGGCAAAATCCCGTAATCCGCATGACCCGCATCGCCGCCCCGGATTGCCCACAATGAAATAATTTCATGACTGACAAGCTCACACCCAAGCAGGAAGCCTTCTGCCTCAAGTACATCGAACTGGGAAACGCCAGCGAGGCGTACAGGCAGAGCTACGACGCCAAGAAGGCGACTGACAAGACGATTTGGGAGGCAGCATCCCGGTTGCTGGCTGACAGCAAGGTCGGGGCAAGGGTTAAGGAATTGCGGGAAAGAGCGATCAAGAAACATGACGTAACCGTCGCCAGCCTGCTCGAAGAATTACAGGAAGCCCGCCAGTTGGCCCGCGATCTGTCCCAGCCGAACACGATGGTTTCCGCGACGATGGGCAAGGCGAAACTCGCCGGACTCGCCAACGACGCGGCCGTGAATGTGAACGTCACCAACCACCTGCCTGAACGCGACAAGGCCCTTCTCGACGAGTATGCGGGCAAGGCCGAGTGACCGGGAGGCGTTTGACGCGCTGCTTCGGCATCGGCTCGCCGCCTTCACCCGCAAAGCATTTTCAACTGTCGATCCCGGCGCCGAATACAAACACAACTGGCACATCGACCTGATCGCCGAATACCTGGAAGCCTGCTCCCGGCGGGAAATCAAGCGGCTCATCATCAACATCCCGCCTCGTTACCTCAAAAGCATCTCGGTCACCGTCGCCTGGCCCGCCTGGGAATTGGGCCACGACCCCAGTTCGCGCATCCTCGCCGCCAGCTACGCCCAGATTCTTTCGCTGAAACATAGTATGGACTGCCGTCTCACGATGCAGTCCGATTGGTACAAACGCATTTTTCCGGCCACGCAACTGACCGGGGACCAGAACGAGAAGCAGAAATTCGTCACCACGGCGAGGGGACACCGCTTTGCCACCTCGGTGGGGGCATCGACCATTGGTGAAGGCGGCCGCTTCCTGATCGTCGATGATCCCCTGAACGCCGCCCAAGCCGTGTCCGACACGGAACGAACCAAGGCCAACACCTGGTTCGACCAGGGATTCTCCACCCGTCTGGATGACAAGGAAAACGGCGTCATCGTGGTCGTGATGCAGCGATTGCATGCCAACGACCTCACCGGCCATCTGCTGGCCAAGGGAGGATGGGAGCATCTGTGCATTCCCGCCATTGCGGAAACCAAAACCTTCATCGACTTTGGCCGGATCAAGATCACCCGCGAACCGGGCGACCTGCTCCATCCCGAACGGGAGAGCATCGAAGCTATTGAGCGGCAAAAGACCGCAATGGGAAGCTACGCATTCGCCGGGCAATACCAGCAACGACCCGCCCCCGCCGAAGGGGGCATCTTCAAGGCCCACTGGTTCAAGCGATATTCCGAACCGGCCCATGGCGAATACGATCAGATCGTGCAAAGCTGGGACACGGCGATCAAGGCCGCACAACTGAACGATCCGAGTTGCTGCACCACTTGGGGCGTAAGAAAAGACGGCTTCGATCTTCTACAAGTGCTCGTGAAGCGTCTGGAATATCCCGACTTAAAGGCCCTTGTGGTCAAGCAGGCCGACGCCTTCGGGGCCGATGCCATCCTGATAGAGGACAAGGCCAGCGGGCAGCAGTTGCTCCAGGACTTGAAACGAAGCACGACATTACCCCTGATCGGCATCCTGCCGGACCGGGACAAGATAACCCGAGCCAGCGGCGTCTCCGCGATGGTTGAGGCGGGCAAGGTCTCGCTTCCCATGCAAGCCGCCTGGCTCACCGACTTTGAAAGCGAAATGCTCACCTTTCCCAACAGTCCCCATGACGATCAGGTCGATTCGCTGACGCAATATCTGAACTGGGTCCGCACCCGCACGACCGCCACTCCCCGCGTCCGCAGCCTTTGATGTGGCCGTTCCGCAAGGACACACCCGCCCCGTCGCGTAAGAGCGCGTCGTTCTTCGTCTCGCTGATCGGCGGGAAGGGCGCGTTGTCTGGAGCCGCGTTCGACAAGCTGGCCCGCGAAGGTTACGCCGAGTGCGTGGTGGCCTTCGCCTGCATCAACCGCATCGCGGCGGCCGTCTCCTCGGTGGAACCGCACCTGTACCAGAAAAACCGGGCGGGCAAGCTGGCCAAGATCGAGTCCCATCCGCTGCTTGACCTCATCTACGACCCCAACCCCGTGCAGTCATGGCGGGAGTTCTGCGGGGGCATGACGGCATACCATCAGTTGTCGGGCAACGCCTACATTTTCGGGAACGGTCTCGACAAGAGCCAGAAACCGCCCCGTGAATTGCAACTCCTCAGCCCCGGCAAGGTGAAGATCGTTCCGGGCCGCGGTCTGTTTCCGCAAGGGTACGAATACCGGCCCGACGCCAACTCGAAATTCGACTACCCCGTGGACCAGATCACCGGCAAATCGGCAATCCTCCAGATCCGCTCGTTCAACCCGCTTTCGCCTTGGTACGGACTGTCCTCGCTAGACCCGTCCGCCATCGGGGTGGACATCCATACCGGCGGGCAAAAGTGGAACAAGAGGTTGCTTGAGAATGGCGCGCGGCCCTCCGGAGCGTTATCCGTCAAAGGCGGCGACGGCACCCCGACGACATTGACCGACGACCAGTATCTTCGCCTGAAGGAGATGATCGACCGCCAGTTCTCCGGCGGGTCCAACGCCGGCCGACCGCTTCTCCTCGAAGGCGGGCTGGAATGGCAGGAGATGTCTCTCAATGCGAAGGAAATGGACTTCCTAAACGGCAAGCACTCAGCCGCCCGCGACATCGCCCTGGCCTTCGGCGTGCCGCCCCAACTGCTCGGCATTCCCGGCGACTCGACGTTTGCGAATTACGAAATGGCCAAACTGTCCTTCTGGACGGACACCATCCTCCCGCTTCTGTCCATGTACATGGATGCCTTCAACCGCTGGCTCACGCCGCTCTACGGAGACGGGTTGTTCCTCTGGTACGACGAGGCCGGCATCCCGGCCCTGGAGCCAATGCGGAACGAGAAAGCCAAACGTGTCAACGACGCCTCTTACATGACGATCAACGAAAAACGCCGCGAGATGGGACTTGATGACATCGACGGAGGGGATGTGGTTCTTGTGCCGTTCAACGACATCCCGCTGGAATTGGCCGGTAACTCCGTCCATCTGGCGGAACCGGGCAGCCCGGCCGATCTGAAGCCATGAGCCGGGAAAACAATGTCATCCACGTCGATTTCGGCAACCACCGCCTCACGACGCTTGACATCGGCATCCGCACCGAAATCCTTTTCTGCGATGAACATTTGTACCTCATTCGGGCGACCATGAACTTCGCCGGACAGGAGTACATCCAGCACATTCTGACCGAAAATGACTGACCGCCGCCTGCTCCTCCGTTCCTGGCTGATGGCCATGACCCGGATGGAACGCGGCCTGCGTCTTGATTACGCCCGCGCCCGCTCGGTTCTCCTGCGGGACTCAGCCAACGCCTACGTGGACACCGGCCACATCGCCGCCCATGTGTTCATCGCCCACTCCCGGTCCGTCCAGACCCTTTTGACCAACCACTACCGTCGCGTCATCCCGGTGTTCGGGGACATGGCGCTCAAGCAGGTCAAAAGCCGCAACATCCAGAAGAAATCGGCCACGGACTTGTTCGCCACCCTGGCCGAGGACTGGATCAGGCGGGAATCGACCCGCAAGGCCAAATACATCGCCGACACCGACCGCGACGAGGTGATCGACGCCATCTCTGACGGCCTCCGCGACGGGGACGGTGTGGCCGCCATCGCCAAAAACATCCGCTCAGTCAGCCAACTGACTCCCTACCGCGCCGCCCTCGTCGCCCGCACCGAAACGCACGCCTCAGCCACCTATGGAAGCGTCGAGAGTGTACGTTCAGCGGAACGTGATCTGGGCGTGACCATGCTCAAGGAATGGCTGCCGACATTGGACGACCGCACCCGTCCCGCCCATGCGGCGATGGCCGGAAGCGAGGCGATTCCCCTGGATGAAAAGTTCATCGTGGACGGGGAGATGATGGACCGGCCCGGCGACCCGTCGGCCAGCCCGGCGAACGTCATTTCCTGCCGTTGCGCGCTCATTTTCACCGAAGCCAATTAACCGAATCAAGGAAGGTTCGCCCATGGAAATCAAGAACATCGAGCTGACCGAGTTCGAGGTGAAGTTCTCGGACACCGGCGTCGCCACCATCGAAGGCTACGCCTCCACTTTCGGCAACACCGACAGCCAGAACGACATCGTCATGCCCGGCGCGTTCAAGGACTCGCTCGTCGTCCGCATGCCGAAGATGCTGTATCAGCACGACCCGCACCGCATCCCCGGCATCTGGGAACGCGGAGCCGAGGACAGCAAGGGGCTGATTCTCGCCGGGAAGACGCTCAACACCACGTTGGGCCGTGACGTGGCCGAGGAGGTCCGCAGCGGGGCCATCACCCAGATGAGCATCGGCTACTCGCCGACCAAGGCCAGCTTCGACAAGGGCAAGGGCACGCGCCGTCTGGAGCAAGTCAAACTTTACGAAACATCGCTGGTGACGTTCCCGGCGAACGAACAAGCCATCATCACGGCGGTCAAGGCGGCGATGCCCCAGACACTCCGTGAGTTTGAGGATTTCCTGCGGGAGGCAGGATTCAGCCGCGAGGACGCGACCACCGTCGCCCTGCGCGGTTTCAAGGCGCTGCATCAGGGGGAGCCTGACGACATCACGCCGGAAGAGAAGGAGATGCGAGACATTCTCGACATGCTCAACACGTTCAACAACAAACCCATTCACACACAGAGGTAACATGACCCATGAACTCACCCAAGAAGTCAAAACGGCCCTGAACGGCCTGGAGACTTTCAAATCCGAACTGCTTGCCAAGGTTGGCAAATTCGACGCTTTCGACGAGGCGAAATTCAACCGCATTCAGGAGATCGTCGGCAAGGTCGCCGAAGACAGCCAGGCTGAGCGCACCGCCCGCAAGGCCGCCGAGGACGCCCTGCTGGAAAAGCAGACCGCGTTCGAGGCCGAGCAGAAGTCCCTGAAAGACTCGCACAAACTGCTGGAGGCCGAATTGAATGGCGTGAAAACAGCCTTCAACCGCGTTCCGGCCGGCTCGTCCGAAGACAAGGGCAAAGAGGCGTCGGAGAAGCGTAACAAGCTGTTCAACGAGTTCTCCCGAACCGGCAGCGAGAATCGCGAGAGCTTCCGCGAATACCTCGAAAAGCGAGCCGTCGCCGACCCGGAGATCAAGGCATTGTCGGTCAACAGCGACGTGTCCGGCGGTTATCTGACCATGCCGGAAATGGGCGGCGTCATCCAGACTCGTGTTTTCGAGTCCTCCCCAATGCGCCAGCTCGCCACCGTGACCTCCATCGGCAGCGACACCTATGAGGTGATCCTGGACAACGACGAGGCCTCCAGCGGTTGGGTCGGTGAAACATCGGCTCGCCCGACCACGGGCACGCCGACGGTTGGCAAGCTGACAATCTACGTCAACGAACTGTACGCCAACCCGAAGGCCACCCAGAAGATCCTCGACGATGCGGGGATCGACATGGAAGCCTGGCTGGCCCAGAAGGTGTCGGACAAGTTTGCCCGCGACGAGGCCACCGCCTTCGTGTCGGGCAACGGCGTCAACAAGCCCAAGGGCATCCTGAGCTATGACGCCGGCACCACCCTGGCCTCCCAGCAAATCCGTCAGGTCAACACCGGCTCGGCCAGCACCTTCCTCTACGACGGGTTGGTGGACCTCCAGAACGCCCTGAAGGAACCATACCAGTCCAACGCCGTGTTCCTGATCCAGCGTGCCAGCAACTCGTTCCTGATGAAGATCAAGGACGGCGAGGGCCACCCGATCTTCAACATGACGTTCGACAAGAACCTGGGCGTGCAGCCGACGATCATGGGCAAGCCAGTGTGGTTCGCCGCCGACATGCCCGCCGTGACGACCAACGCCCTGGCAATGGTCTACGGCGACATCCGGGCGGCCTATCAGATCGTGGACCGCTCCGGCATCCGCGTGCTGCGCGATCCCTACACCGACAAGCCGAATATTGGCTTCTACACCACGAAAAGGGTCGGCGGTGGCGTCGTCAATTTCGAGGCCGCGATCATCGGAAAAATCTCGACCTAAATCAACCGTTTAACAGGCCGGGTGGCGACATCCGGCCTCATTTTTCCCACGAAAGGATTCACTCATGACCAACCATACTTCCCTTTACGCCAACATCGCGGTCAGCACGCTTCTCGTGCCGCTGATCCGCACGTCCGACACCGTCCCCGCCGACGGCCAGGGCCTTGACCTGCAAAACTGCGATGACGCGGCCCTGATCTTCGTGATCGGCGCCAACGGCGACACCTATTCCGGCACGGACAAGCTGGAACTGGAGGTGCAGGAGGCCGACACCGACGCAGACGCCAGTTACTCCGCCGTCGCCAACGCCGACCTGACCAACTACGTCACCGGCACCAACGTCGGCACGGTGAAGGCGATCATCGCCAACTCCGACTGCTCGCAGTCGTACTACGTCGGCTATCGCGGCTCCAAGCGGTTCATCCGTGGCAAGCTGAACTTCTCGGGGACGCATTCCACCGGGACGTCCACCGCGATCCTCGGCCTGCGCGGACGCAACCGCGCCCAGCCCGCCAACGCCTACACCTAAGC